CTAATTATCATTTATCAAGCTTGCGAGCGAGTTAATCTCTACAAGTTGCTGCTCACTCGGTCTCACACTTACATAGTTATTCATAGTGGTAGTTATATTCCCATGTCCTAAAATATACTGTAGTGTTTTTGGTGGTAATCCCTGCATATTCGTAGCAAATGTATGCCGACATATATGTGGTTCAAATTTTCGTATAGGATTGTCGGGATTTGCATTATTGAATCTCTTGATACAATTTTGCAAGTATTCTTCGACATGTGATCTAACAATTGTCTTTCTACTTCTTGTTGCCAGAAACACAAATCCTTCATATGCTTTTTCCTTTTCATCATAGCACACTGGTTCAATATCACCCATAATATAACGATTTTTCAATATTCTCTGAAAACATTCATATACACCATCAGTCATAGGAATGTACCTTGTTCCGTTTATGGTTTTCGTCGGTAAGACAACATGCGTATGATTGATACATTGTAGTTGCTTTTCCACTCGAATTAAATGGTTTTCCATGTCTATATTATCAAGTGTTAGACCACATAATTCAGATGCCCTTAAACCAGTCCAAAACAGCACATATATCATATCATAACAATGAGCACTATGAGCATCCTTTGAACAAAATTCAAGGAATCTATGCATATCAGGAATTGATATTGCTTCCATTTTCTTGCTATCGCTTCTATCGGTAGTAATACGTCTGAACGGATTTTTTGCTATGTAATCATAATCAATTGCATATTCAAATGATCTTTTTATAAGACTAATTTGAGTCTGAATACTTGAACCTCGATGCTTTTTCTTCATATCTGAAAGCCATTCTTCACAATGCTCTGGCTTGATTTTACCTATTTCCATGTGACCAAGTTTGTACTGCGCTAACGTTTTTATTGTTGTGTTATATCCAGCCTTAGTATTATGAGCCAGTTCTTTCCTATTATATAGATGATTAAGATATCTATCTATTACTTCTAGTAATGTCAGTTTAGCCCCATCTATGTCGATATTATTTTCTAACTGTACTTTTAATTCTGCTTCCTTTTCACGTAAACTTTTACCTGAACGTTTACCTTTTGGTAATTGGTCCGTAGGTTCGAGTCTATAGGAACTTACCACTCTTTCCTTTCCAAGAGCATCTTTATAATGATACTCATACCTTTTCGTTTTGGGGTTATAGTATTCATCCGCCCTCAACGTTTTTCTTGTCGGTTTGTTCTTTTCAGATGTAGTTTTATTTGCCATATTCTCAGCCCTCCATTAAAAAGTGCCTCGAATGAATACTAAATAATAATATCACATTCAGGGCACCTTGTCGATATTTTATATCTGCTCTACTTTGCTTATAAATTCTTCAAATGATTGTCTTTTTATCTTTATAACACGACCAACCATTAGATGATATTTACAATCATAATCTTCACGGATTATATCTCTTAATCTGTGCTGACCTATACCAAATAAATCCGATGTCTCCTTTATAGATAATAAAAGTTTATCTTTCATGCAATCACCTCCAGTCTTGAGGTAATCATAATCTTTTTACCAGTAACCTACGTACGGAAAAATTAAGAGGGAATGCTATTAGCACGCCCCCTTAACAAATACTGATATTTACTCTGCTTTGTTTGCTTTGTTATACTGTGCTGTACTAATTCCAAGAATAACTCCAAGGAATGTGTCAACAGCTGTAATCGTACCAACAACCTGCTCACCATATGGGAGTCCCCAAATACCTGCAAGAGCAAAATATAAAGTACCAGCCGCTGGAAGCAAATACATTGCAATCCATTTCAGTGTGTCGTAAGTCTTGTCATTAAGTTTCATCATGTTCATCGTGTTCATCCTCCTTATTTTGAATAAATTTATGTATTGGCAGTTTGTCGACTTCCTGCATAATTCTTTTAGCAGAGCCGTTACCTCCCAATTTTTCATATGGTTCAAAAAGATATACTTTCAAATTTTCATATTCATCCTGGGTAATATACCCTCTCTCGATGTATGACATACCGAGATACATAATCCTATCGTGTGCTAATCCAATAAGCATCTCCGTCTTTACATCTTTGTTTTCTGTTCGTTTTGATAAATACGCCCATAATCCAGAAGACGCAAGTACCGAACTAAAAATTGTAATTATGATTTGAAACCAAGGTTCCATAATTCCTCCTTTTTATGCGGCTAATGAAGATGCATCAGACACGATAAGTTTTCTACTAATTACCGAAATCTTCTTATTAAATAATTCTTCATACAGCTGTATTAGATTTTTTCTTTGTTGCTTTGATAGAAGTTTATAGTGTGCTCCCATCCAACCGCGAAACATATTCTCAATACTCTCGTATTCTATTTCGCCATTTATTACTTTTAGTGAAAGTTTCTTGAGTTTTCTACGCATTGTAGTAACTCTTTTAGGATTAATTCTCTTAATCACCTTTCCATCTTTTGTTAATGTATATTTTATTTGAAGAAATTTATATGTACTTGAAATTTTAACAATATGAGTTTTCTTTCTATTGATATGAATTCCATATTCCTTCGCAATTTCTATGATGCATGATAGCAAATCTTCAAGTTCTTCTTTGCTTGGATTCATGATATACCAATCATCCATATATCGTCCGTAAAATTTCTGTTGTCTGACATATTTCACATATGTGTCAATCCTATGAGGATAATATATTCCAATTACCTGCGATAGCTGGTCTCCAATATTTACAGATTTAGCCATCCATTTCTCACCAGTCAATTTTTCAGATGGTATATCTCGATATTCGAGCTTATTAAACAAATCCAAATAGCAATTTTCATATTCCTCATCAGACATATACGACACATCGACTTTGAAGCCATCAAATATAAGTGTCAAAAGCCAGTCAATAAATTCGTCATCGTCAAATAGTTTAAGAAGTTCTTGTTTTGCAATCTCGTGAATTATATTGTCATAAAATTTTGAGAAGTCTCCAAATAAAATCCATCCGTCATTTCCATGCAATTTGTAATACTTGTGCAAATGTATTTCAAATCGCTTTCTCTGCTGAGATATACCTCTCCCTTTAATTGATGCACAATTATCATATATTATGTGCTTTTTAACTTCTGGTAAAAGAATATCATCACATAAAACATGGCGAACAATTCTATCACGGATTTGTATACTTGTAATCGGTCTTACTCGACCTCTCTCGTGTAAAGTAAACTCTTGTGTAAGACCATTTTTGAGAGTCCTGTTGATAATGTCATCCTGGATTTCAAAAATATAACGCAGAAAGTTCATCATAAACTTCTGTGTGGTTTCTTTCCATTTGCTACTTTTCACAGAGGTCTTATAAGCCCGATACAAATTATTGGCATCGCATACAATTTCCTCATAATTCATATACTATTCACCGTTATAACAATACTTACCGTAGTAAATTGTTTCAGGCTTTGCTATTTATCCTGTTTATAAGGAATGGTATGATATCTCCTTCTTCATTGGTTAAGTGAAGAATCCGGACGAACCCCAATAGAGTTCGAAGCGTTGTTGTAGTTCGTATTGCCATTGTTGTTCACATTAGCGAAATTAGCCGAAGAAACGACGCATAATTAGACATCACCCTTACGTCTGAAATATGATTCCATCTTCTTGTCACGCTGACGCCACTTCTTTATCAATCCGATTTCTCGGTCGATAGCTTTAACATATGGACTGTAGAGATTCAAGTCCACTTCAAATATCTCTGCAATCCGTTGCAGTTCCTTAAGAAGCTGCTCGCAATTGACTATAGCAGTGTTTTGATAATCTCTTCTCTTTTCACACTCGTGAAGATTCGTTGGATAAATCGTGTTGGCTGCCCGGACATTACTCGTAATTAGTGCTGCCAGTTGATCTACTCTGTTTTTAAAATTTTGCATCATAAACCGATACTTGGAAAAGTTCTCTCTATCATCTTTTCCGTATGCATAACGAAGTCTTACATAATCGTCTACGCTTTTAACACCAAATCCATGTTGCATAAAATCTATCAACATATCATGTAATTCAATTGAATATGTGATAGCCTCAAATTTTGATTCTGTACGATCACTAACTAAAACACTCATTATTCGTAATCTTTCCCTGTAATTTCCTTATACTCTTCTGCGGTAATCCAGCGACCAACTGCTAAGCGTACTCTACGCTCATCCCAGAGCTTATCGTCATAATAGTCTTTAACCTTTTTAAAGTTTTTACTATGTTCCATATTGTTATTCCTCTCTTTCTAATTTACAGTTCTACATCCTGCATCATAGCTAAGAAGTCAATATTAGAAGACATTTTAGCCATAGCCAGTTCCGTAGCTGAGAACTGACGTAATACAAACCAGTATTCGCCATCCATCTCAGTAATCTGGACAAGATCCATATTTTCCATAACCACTTCATTTTCAGAAGTTTTTACTGTTACTTCTGATAATTTTCCTTCAAACATATCCGTTGTAAGCTTAGATGCTGAAATATAGTTATCACCATTTTTTCTAAGATTTTCAATGATGGTGCCATCAGACAGCACCATAGTATAAATTAAATCTTCCATATACTTATCCTTTCCTATAGATTCCCCCGCCCACAAGGGGCGGAGATTTTTACTTAACCAATGATTCCATACGGACGAACCCCAAAAGAGCTCGAAGCGTTGCCGCAGGAAGTACCGCCATGGTTGTTCACACTAGCGAAACCAGCCGAAGAAACGACGTTCTGTAGCCAATATGTTTCTCTTGTCTTAATCATTTTCGGATTGAGTTGCATTAATGCTAACTGCGAATTGCATACGCTATATTTTGTAGGAATTGTGGTTCCATCATTTGCAGGTTCGAAGAAATGTGTTCCATATACCATAACCTCATTCATAAGAGCTACTGTCTCATCGAACCATGCTCCTCCGGACGGCTTTCCATTTGCAACTGCATTTACGAGATAAGTTCTATGTGTAAGAAGCATACTTCCAAATGCTGCTTTAAATTTTGCTTTCGCATTATCCAACCCTGTTTTATACATTACAGAGCCTACATATCCGCCCTCTGTTGTATTAGTCGCATTCATCTGACCATTGTAAAGTGATGACGCCGGAACAATAACAAGATGATGCTTTGTGAAATCTGTATCACCGCATCTAAGGAAGTAATCCATATCTGCAATAACCCAAGTCACACCGCCAATTACCCAATAATCTCCGATAAACAGGTCGTCAAAAGTTCCATTTTGAATAGCTGCCTTCTGGGCTGCTGTAACTGATGAGCCGAGGTTCTTTCCTCTATATACATTGCGATGATTAATCGCTGATACAAGCCCGGCAAACTCTACTGCTGCATTTGCAGCTGTCATTTTCTTTGTTCCGCCAGTACCATCTTTAATAATCACATCTCCACTATCAAATCTGGTTGCTGCGGAATAATCTGTTACTTTAGGCATTTTCTTTAATCCTCCTTAAAATAAAAAAGAGCCTCAGATTTCTCTAAAGCCCTTTATAGTCACTGTCTAACAGTGCATGATCTGTCACATATCCTAATCTACTGATAACACTTCTTATAAAAGTATCTAAATGAGATACCTGCTGTCGTAATGATACAACTTCGCTCTCATCAGCAAATATTATACGTCCCTGTATTTCTCTTCCGCTTGAATCGCATATATTCTGTCCAGATGAGTCATAAATTGGTTGTAATACAGAATGTTCATTAGCAAGCTGTGAACCAAATTTGCCGACATCTGCTCCAAGAATTTCTTCATATGCTGCCTGCGCTAAAGATGCTGAGTTTGCTGCCGCTGTTTCAGACTTTTTGGCATTTGTTGCTGATGCTGATGCATTAGAAGCTGATGATGCCGATGCATTCTTCGATGAAGCAGCTGAATCAGCATAGCTTTTTGCATTCGCCGCACTCGTACTAGCTGCACTTGCAGAGTTAGCCGCACCTGAAGCTGATGATGCCGCGGCGTTTGCTCTTGAATTTGCTGTGCTAGCATATCCAGATGCCTGGCTAGCAGAGCTTGCTGCCTTTGCTGCTGCATCAACTGCCTGTTCTGCATATTGCTTAGCAGTGAGGTATTCCGTTGTTGACCTTATGCTCTGTTCCTGTACAGGGTTGAAATCAATCTGCACGGCAATAGACCCACTGGATACAATCTTGTTATTTAACTCAATCTCTACAATAGGATTTATTTCTCCTGCCAGTGCGGTCATTTGCTTTGTAACTTCAAAGTAAACCGTATGCATAGCAGAATCCCACCCTAATGCAGGATTATATACAAAATTACCGTCAACCTTACCACATCTTATATTAACTGTTGCGCCAGTAGGTATCGTATATTCAAGTCCGTCATTATATAATTTTACCGCAATAATCGGCAATCCCTGATCATACTGCACAAGATGAACCGGACGTACAATCTGACGAGCTGTCATGTCTGCATACGTATAATGCACAACTCTGTTTGAGTCTGGTGTATATACACCCATTTTTAATCACCCCCTAAATCAACGCCAGTCATCATTGATAAAAATTCTACATCAGAACGAAGTTGTTCCTGTTCGGAATTATCTTGTACAACATCTTCACCTTCATCCGGTTTAGATACTTCATTGCTCGCCTCGATTAATACGAGGTCCTTATCTTTTACTTCTGTGGCATTTTCTTCCATAAAACCTCCTAATAATCGTACCAACCCGCTTTTACTAAAACACCTCTCTCAAATTGTAAATATGCGTTATTACTCCAATTTGAAGCGGTTCCATCGCTATTCATTCCACCTACTTGAACAAATCTCATTGTTCCTGTTATTCCACTACCATTTTCCCAAGATACATTCTTAAGTTTGTAGTAATGCATATCAACATCACACCCCAAGTTTATGGTATCTGCATTGTATGTCACAGTGTTTGAGGTATAACCGTTTCGCTCATATAAAAGCTTAACAAGGTAACTCTGACCACTCTTAGGCTGTGCCGCCCATGTCATGTAATCGCCATTTTCATCAAGGTCAAATACCAATCCTCTACGATTGTCATTGCCTGTCCAACTATTTGTACCTATTTCTCCTATGTACTCATTGGAATATTTATAATGAGATGCCCCAGCATTAATATTGGCTTCTTTACTACCAGATTTACAATTAACCTGTTTAGCAGTTATATCCAAAGCATTTACATATGTTGTTGTAACTGTATCCTTAGTGATTTTGGTCACATTAGCCTTTGTCTGATACCCTTTCTTTTCAACATCCGGCATAGTTGTATATTTACTATCATTCGTAAGTTCTGATACTTTAGTTGGAATAGACGGAGCGTCTGAAATATTTTCATAAGAAATCTGAACATCTTCTGACAATGTTATTCCGTCCCTATCAAGTCGAATAAGAACTTTTCCATATGAATCTTTTATAAGTGCCGTACCATTTGAGTTGTTCTTTCCACCAAGAATTAAAGTGCCACCGTTTATACGATTTGCACTCATCGTCCCAGTTTTAACGAAATCTGCTACAATCTGACCATCCTGTGTCATAGCTAAAGCAAATGGACCATTATATCCTGTTGAAGAATATCCCAATCCACCTTTATTCCAACGCCATACCTTCTTCGCAGTAGCAATATCATCTGTATCCATAATAAGAATTTCATCAGGATATTTTCCACCGGTGCTGCTGTGCATAATCACATAACCGCCAAGACCTCCACTAATCAATTGCGTAGCATTCTCAATAGCCTGTTGCATAAATGTTTTAGTAATGGTATCAGAGATTGCCTGCTTTTGGTCAGAAATCGTCGATGCAAGATTTGTCCTTGATTCTCCAAGTTCAATCGACACGTACTTATTACTTATGGCATCATATATAGTTTTTATGCACTTTGCCGTGGCGCTAACATTTAACTCCGGGAACTCAACGCTTACAGTGTCGCAAAGATGTACATCCTCCAAAAGCGCATATTTAGCATACTCCGTAGATTGTGACAATTGTACAAATGATACAGTCAATGATACAGCTGGTACTCCTATGTTGTTTGCTTTCATATAAGAATTAGCTCTTGCTCTGAGCTGCTCTTGATTTGGTTTTTCCTGCCATTCCTGCGATAAATCCAATGGATAAATCCTTGTAAAATTATATGTGCCAGAGGCTTTTACAATCTTCTCATCCAGCTGCACAAGACCTTCCTGCTCCGAATACCAGAATGGATAAACACCTGTATAGACAGAACTGCAATTCTCTTCCTGCTTCAAATCAGTAAGATTCTTACCATATCTAATGCTAACACCTCTATCCGCGCCTCTTTTATTCCAAAGCTTTACGTTGAACTTATCGAATTCATACTCTCCTCCATACACATCAAGGATTGAACCGTCAACGCCTCCAAGAAGTGAACGCATACTCGATGGTTTGAGAACTGTCATATTTGCAGTTGTAGTTTTATCTGTTGAAAATGAAAAAGGACAATCAACCGCTGATGCGGATTTCATATTAATAAATGCATTTTGAACTGTGTCGGCTGCAAATGCTGATACTGGGTATCCAGACATATCGTAACTTATATGTTCTGCATTTATTGTAACAATTCCATTGATTGGCTTTGTGATTGCATAGATTCGGAATGGTTGTGGGTCAGAATAAGGATTTGGCTTTGCCATAATGATACGCCTAAGCTGTAATTCCTTATATCTGATACCTGTAACCGGATATTCAATTTCAAGTTCGAACTCTCCATTTCTTTCTTCAGTAACTTCGCAAGTAATGGCGCCACTTAATGTGCCTAATCCATTCGTTGTGAATGATGTTTCTGTAGACTCATGAAGAGTAATCATAGTGTCCACCATTTAGGTATCACCTCCACACTTGTTATTCCACCAGAAAAAGAAATTTCGTTTTCGCCTTTTATAAGCTTCGGAAATCCGTTGCTCAACGTTACAAGTGAATTGCAATTTGTAGTACCTTTATAAGCATCCTGTAATTCACTATCGATTGTCAGATACGAGCTAATGTTCGAAATAGTGATAACATAGTCACCAATTCTCAGATTACCCTTTCCAGAACCGTTCACTTTTATAATAGGAAGCGATTTGAATCCTGTGGGATTTCTTAATTTGCTCGTTGCTCTAACAATTACTGGAATATCTCCAGATTTAAGAAAACGCTGAGGTTTACAATCAAATGCAACTGTAATACGCCCAGCGTGCTGTAATATGTTTTCAATTGTTCCGCCACTCTTATAAGCAGCAAGTCGATAATATTCCGGCTCATATGAATCTTCCAACTTAGCATATCCAGACGCAGAGTTAAGCCACTCCGAAATAAAATTTGCCATCATTGTAAAATCCTTATTTTCAGCACCAATAGCTATGTCATAACTTCTTGATGCATTTTTATACGACCCTTTATCGACATAAATATCCCCGTTTCTTCCAGGAATATGTGTAACTTCATAGTCCTTTTCCGGAGTTTCATATCCAGGCGGATGCTCCACTTGGATAGCGAATTCTTCCGATGAAATACCATTGTAAATAATTACGCCCATGAAGCATCCCTCCTTTCAACTTGTCTCTGAATAATGTTTGATACTTCTTCTGCAATCTCTTTAGGATTACTTCCCGTGATATTAAATGTATTTTCGAATGAATTTCCGCCGTTGAAGTTTCCAACAGCATCTGAAATCTTATCTAACACACTGGAATTATCAGTTGCTTTGCTTCTTACTTCATTAATACGATTACCGGTTCTATTGGCAATGTCTAATGAACCAGATAACGAATACCCGTCAACACTCTTCATCATACTAAACAACTGATTAGCACCATTTTGAATATTTGACAGATCCATTACAGGTCTTATAGTAGGCTCTGTGTCTATATCGGAACTAACCAAATCTGCAATAGTTGAAAGTGTATCGGACATTGCGCCAACAGCACCTTTTCCCATATCAACCGTAGCGTCAGATACTTTTCCAGCATAAGCCTTCACACCATTAATAAATCCCTCATCAGTATATCTACCAATTTCAGCAAATACTCTTGATGGTGAATGAATGCCAAGAAAATTCTTTACACCATTCACAGCACTCTTAGCCGCATTAATCGCTGAATTAGCCAAATCAGAGGCTTTATCTGTAATACCACTGATAAGTCCACCTATAATATGCTTTCCAACATCTTTGAAGTCATTTATTTTATCTTGAATAACCTGCTTGGCATTTGATATCAAATCACGTACAGTTTCCTTAAGATTTGATAATTTCTCCTTGATACCACTGATAAGTCCAGAATTCATTATCTTGGAACCAACTTCTTTGATATCAACAACTCCACCAGTAAGTACAAGAACCGCTGCGCGAATTAATGCTTTAAACAAATTTCGTATATCATTTGCTAATCGCTCGGAGTTATTATTGATAGCACTAATAATGCCTTCGATGAAACTCAAGAGCAAATTAACACCAGACTGAATCACATCTGGTAATTTTTGAGCTATTCCGTCGATGAAATTCAGCACAATATCTATAGCAGTTTGAACCACCATTCCGATATTATCTGCAATTCCCTGTAGACATGCAATCAGAATATCGAACACAGCCTGTACAATTTCTGGCGTATGCTCAGCCAAAGTTCGAAGAGTTGTAACCAGTAGTGTTACGAGAACTTCGACCAATTGAGGTACCACGTTTGATATCGCCGCCAGACAAGCCGTAATAATAACGACCAGCGACTCTAAAATTTGTGGTGCTGCACCTGCTAATGCAACGCAGAACTGAGCAATTCCCTCTGCCAATTTAACCAGTACTGCTGGAATTAAATCTGCCACACCTGTTATAATGACTGCTAATGCTGCTACAAGTGCTGTCGCTCCTGCTGTTCCAGCTGCTGCTACCGCAGTAAATCCAATAGCAAGTGCCTGTAGTCCAAGTCCAGCAGCTAATAAACCTGCTCCTGTCGCAGCAACTCCGACACCTATAAGTGTAAATGCCCCTGCTAACGCTAAAATACTTGGAATAATCGGTGATAATACAGCACCAGCTACACCTATAATTGCAAATGCTCCTGCCAAAGAAACCAAACCTTTTGCTATTGCTTCCCAACTCATAGCACCAAGTATACTCAGAACTGGTGCCAACACCGCTAACGAAGCACTTGCAATGAGTAATGCTGCTGAACCAGCTAATGTTCCGTTCATAAGATTTAACGCTATCGATAATTCCGCTAACGCTCCTCCCATAGTAACAAGACCTTTGCCAATCTCTTCCCATGTGAAATTTCCCATTGTACTTAGAACATTTGACAATATTGTAAGTGCTCCGGCAACGGCAATAAGACCAACACCTGTTGATACCATATTTTTAGGCATTAAATTGACAGCTAATGTAATCTCTGCCAATGCCCCTGCCATAACGGTCAGTCCTCTGCCAATTTCATCCCACTGCATAGAACCAAAATCTTCTACAGCCGATGCCATAATTTTCATTGCGCCTGCAATAGCGATTAATGCAATACCAGTAGATATAACATGTTTAGCATTGCCTGTAAGATTTGTAAATGTTGCAATCTCTGCGAGTAATATGCCAATACTTGTAAGACCTTTTCCAATCTCACTCCACTGCATAGAACCAAAATCTTTGCAAGCGGATGCTAATACTTTTATAGCAGCTGATAGCACAAGAATTCCCGTTGCTGTTGATACTGCTTTTCCACTAAATTTAGCCGTATTCAAGAATAAAGCTATTTCTGCCATTAGGACACCTACTCCAGTAAGTCCCTTGCCAAGTTCTCCCCAACTAAGTTGCGATATATCTTTGCAAGCGGATGCTAATATCTTAACAGCTGTTGCCAGGAATATAAGATTAAACGCCCCTTTTGCAATTGTCTTTTCATCTTTTGAAATAACTTTTGCAACTCCTGCCAATACGCCAGAAATTACTGTAATACCGGTAAGCCCTTTAGCTATCTCATTCCAACTCAAAGATGCAATCTTTTTCAATGCTGATGCAAGAATTAGCACCGAAACTGATAATCCCAACATAATTGTAACTGTCTTTGTTGCTTTCTTAAGATCGCCGCTTATCTTTGTAAAGATAGCCATAGATGCCATAAGTTCTGCAAATAATCCTGTTAATGCGGTAATAGCTGATGCTAATTTTGCAGAGTCAATAAGTGAAAGCACAACAATCGCGCCAGTAAGAATTGCGATTGCACTGGCAATCTTAATCAAAGTTCCCGCTTTCAATTGTGTCTGATATGCTTCAAAGCAACCTCTAACACTGTCAAGAATCCCCTTGATTTGGTCTGTTAGTTTCGTAACATCACTCACAGCATCTGTTATTCCTTTAAGGAATTTATTGATTCCAACCGCAATTCCAGCTAATGAAATTCCGCTGAGAACATCGAACACACTTGAGAAATTGATATCGCTAATGTCTTCTACAAATCCACTTGCAAGAGTCTTCATTGCTTTTGCAATACCAGTTCCAATAGTCTTTACCCCATCCCATAATGCCTGGAGTACTTGTAAAAACTTAGAATTTTCAAGTACCTTACCCATTGCACCGATTGCAATTTCAACACCGCTTCGCATTCCGTCAGCAGCTTCTCCAACTTCTGACATTCTTGTATGTACTCTTTCCAGAACAGAATGAATAACTGCAAATCCGCCGGTATCATACTTCTGCTTTATAGCATTTGCGAATCTTGTGACTGCGTCAACAGCTTTGTCAATTAAATCTGTTGCTACTGCCACGCCTGTTTTTATATATTTAATCACGGTCTGTATAGCGACATTGAATATATCTGTTTTCTTGATAGTTTCATCAAGTTTTACAAGCCAATCTCCGAAACGAGCTGTTACAGATAAAATAGAACCGGCTAAATCACCAGTCCCTCCTAATAGAGAGCCTACTCCTTTTGCAACTGCTACGAATGCCTGCTTAACAATGTCAATTACTGCAAACAAACCCTTGAATGTTCTTTTCAAATTTTCCGAATTCGTATCGCTGAGTTTCAAATGTGCTGTCAAATTTTTTAACGCATCTGTAATATTGTATAATTGTTGCGCAGTCATTGGCGGGAAGATTTCGCGGAATGCTTCTTTCACAGGCTTAATAATACTAAGCACACCCTCAAAAGCATTTCTTGCTGCTTCTATAAGCGCTGTTCTTCCTCCCAAGTCTTTCCAACCCTGTAACATACTATTTCTAGCATCTGCTGATGAATTTATAATTGCACTGAATGTATTACTCATCTCTGTGAGTAATTCTTTTGCTTCATCGAAGTTACCAACGATAATTTCCCAGCTCTGAGTCCATCCAGACTGTGCTGCTTCTTTCAATGTGTCAAATAACTGAGAAAATGTCTTTACCTTTGTAGCGGCATCATTGGCAGTCTGCCCCATTTTGATTATTGATGCTATCTGCTCTTCTGAGTAACCCATAGTTCTGAGCTGTTCCTCATTCAAGTCACCTGTAAACTTAGATAATGTCTCCGTTAAAATGTCAGATGTCAACCAGCCTTTCTGTAAAGTTTCTCTGAACGACCCTTCATCTTTAATCATGTCGTCAATAGCTATTCCATGCACTCTTGCTGTTTCTTTTAAAGCATCCTGGAATACCTGACCACCCATACCAGCATTTACGACTGAGTTCCAATCCTGTAATTTTACTGTTCCTGCCGCTAATGCCTGTGATAACTGATACATTGCTGTACTTGCCTGCTGTGAATTTGATCCTGATACAGCGGCAAGGTTGGCAATACCTTTAATTGCAGAAACAGAGGTATCCAAATCAACACCCGCCGCTGTAAAGGTACCAATATTACGTGTCATCTCCGTAAAATTATAAATGGTCTTATCTGAATAACGATTTAACTCATCTAATGCATTATTAACCTGGTCAAGGGTAGTACCCTTTGATGAAGTATTTGCTAAGATTGTCTGAACTGCATTAATCTGCGTTTCATATTCTTGAAATCCTGTTTTGATTGGATCGATAGTTAGTGCCGATACAATACTTTTACCTGCATTTACTGCCGAATTTGTAATATTTGCCAATGCCGTAATAGCCATAACCTCTAATGCTGAGAATTTAGCATTAACGGTTTCAACAGCATTTGATAATCCAGAAAGATTTATCTTACCAGAGGCTTTTTCAACACTTTCAAGTCCTTTTGTTGCTCCATCCATATTCAAGCTCTTTTTAAGTTTGTCTATAGAAGATAAGCTTGTCTGAATATTATTTTCAAACTGCTTATTGTCAAATCGCATTTCAACGACTCTTTGATCAACAGTTGTACTCATAGACTTGTAACCTCCTTCCACGCCGACTTGACAATTTCGTCAAAAATAGGCTGAATAGCAGGATTGATATAATCTCGACCCTGTACCCAGCCTCCGTTACGAGTTCCATGTCCATACTGCAAGATAATTGCAATTGGAACTCCATTTTGAATATTTGTATTATAAAATCTAATAGATACTGAACCCTTCTCCTGCTTGATTTCGTAATTCCACGAATTTGCAGTTTTTCCAGTATTTCTCGGCGTAGCAGACGCAAGGGCTGCCACACCTTGACGACCATACTTATCAAGGTCGCCTATCTGTGCTACTTCTTTCACTCTTTCCAGATATCTGGTAAGCTTGTGGAAGTCGCCCTTTTGTCTGAAACTGATCATATGTATTTACCCCTACTTAACTCTAATCTTCGTACCTGCATAAATCAGATTCGGATTGCCAATGCCATTAAGACGTACAAGATTGTCAACCGTAGTACCATTAGCAGCGGCGATTTTTGATAACACATCACCAGACTGAATTGTGTAGTATTTCTTTTCTGCTTCACCATTTACAATTCCCTGTACCTCCGAATAACGGTCTCCTAAAACAGCCTTTCTTGTATCACCATTACCGTATTTTCCAGAAAGAACTTCATTTGCCAAATCATTGGCAGAAGCTTCATAAATATGGTTAATGAAACTCTGTACTTCATCGTATCGTGTTCCAAGATTAGCTCTTCTGTCATCTCCGTCTCCAAATTCGCCACTCATAGTTCTTTCAACTAATTCAAGAGTGGAACCATCTGGAGTATTAACTACTGGCTGAGGTGTTGGCTCTGGTGACACATTCTCTCCGTTTATAGCTGCATATGCTCTCCAAGAGTCAGCATCACCATAAAACTTATCGAGGTCAAGATTTCCGTTATATCCGCTAATCTGACCAACTGAACTATACTGTCTAATAGCACACGCATAAGCCCCCTCATTCCAAGGTGTCTCCTGGTATCCAGTTGGTGTGTAATCTGGATACTGCGCAATCCATAGTCCGTAATCACCAATACCGTCAATTCTTTCCATAGCACTCTTCTGAATATAGACAAGTGGTTTTACACCAGTCTTAGAGAATACATAATCACAGAATCCTTTAACCCAATCGAAATCGTTCTCACCAAATGTTGGATTATCCTGTCCTTCCCAATCAAGACAAAGAATAGCTTCTCCCACGCGATTTCCAACAACATCAAGGAAATGGTTTGCCTCTGCAACATAATCGCCTCCCTCGGCATAGTGATAACATCCGACAAGCTTTCCATTTTCTTTTGCCTGCTGATACTGTCTAACAAAATCTTTGCTGACAAATCCAGTACCCTGAGTAGCTTTCATAATTACAAAATCAGCGGCAACAGCAGATAAATCAATACCTTCCTGCCAACCGCTGATATCAATACCATTAAGTCCCATAGTATTTCGTCCTCCTATCCTTTTGAATGAAATCTCTTTCTATTTGCAGCGTTTATTGCAGCGTGCTGACGATATAGTTCCTGCTGACTCATTTTCTTTTTAGGTTGATTCTTCTCGTTGAATACCCTTATCAAAGTAAGCAATCTATTCAAATGCCATTTCTGACATTCCATAGGAATATTGAAACTAATCATCCAGTAATAAATAAGTTCCGCTGTAATCTGCTCTCGATTTGTTGTTATTTTCTTTTTTGTTTCAGTGAACCAAGTAGCAGTCATTGGTAACGCAATATACCTGTTCACTTCTTCTATGTTTGCTATTGTTAAATAGTTGTAGCAATCATCTGGTACATTTTGTGTAATGGTCATACATCGCACATAGTCGATAATCTCTGCGGTGGTTTTCTCTTTCTTGTTTATAAAAGGCTTATTCCACTTAGCTTCCCATTTAGCAACTGAAACCAGAGAATGCTCTAACTGTAATTTTCGTTCCTTTGTATGGATGAACTGTTCATTCTTTTCATCCCATAATTCAACTGAAGGTATTACGATATTAAGCATCTGTACACCTCCCAAATGGAATTTACTGTGCCGTTCCCGAAACAACTGTTAAATTCTTATTCTCTGCTGCTGACTGTGCTGCATCATCCTTAATCTGAGGAATGATTGCATTGATAAAATCAGAAGCAGCATTAACATCTCCAGATAAGAATAATCTCTGAAACAGCACGTCATATGCCGGTGATTCTGTGAATGCTTTGCTGATTTCTTCTCCTTTTTCAAGCCTTCTTCCATCTGCCGACTTGATGCCGTATGCGGATAAGATAATCTTCTTGAATGAAGCCATAATTTCCGGAACATTCTTGGCATTTACAATTCTCATAAGGTACTCTGCAAGACCGCCAGGCATACTTACCTCTAACTCCGTAATCTCTGTTTTGCTAAGGTTGAAATAATGGTCTTCTGTTCTTTCTGTCCCGTTGAAATCAACGTAAGTAATAGTTTCTTTATGCATTTTGAATTTCTCCTTTCAAATTAAAAAAAGCGACGCCAGCCGAACTGAATACGTCGCATAGACTGAATATTTAATTAACCTTCGGTTGTCATCATAGAAATGATTTCATCTGGCATTGGAAGTCTTGGCTCAGTTGATCCAGAACCATCTGTTCCATAAAGAATACCTTCCAACTTCTGAAGCTTTGTGGCATCTACCTTTGTCGAGTCGAATGTCATTGTAGCTGTTGCTTTGAGTTTCTTACCCTTAACAGCCGCAGTAACTTTAACAGGTGTTGCACTGTATTCCCAGGACATAGCCAATGGCTCTGGACTCTCATTTACAGATGAATTCTGTTTCTCTGATGGAGAAGCAAGGCATCCCCATACTAAGTGAAGTTTATAGCCATGGTCATTTGACTCTGTATCATTTCCGAGAATAGTCTTATATGCAAGACCAAACTTCTTACGGTTCTGCTGACCTGCATATACTCCAGGTGCAACCTCTACAGAACCATCGCATTCAGCAAACTCATCTGGTGCCGTATATGCTTCGATAGTTCCACCAGCTGTTTCAGCAGACATAAGATTGAGATACTCGATGTTATCTGCATAAATCTTATTCGACTCTGCTCCTCCAGGACTGTCTGTAATAGAACTTACACCATTCCAAGCAACACCCTTTGTGTAACCATTTGTCTGAAATGGGTAAAGAGCGACTTCACTGACACCAGTTTCAAACAATCGCTCACCTTCATTATCCCATGTAAGTTTTGACATGTTGATTTCCTCCTAATAATAAATTTCATATACTGTGTGATTCAAATTATCATTGGTATAGGCTGTATTGAACCTGCACATTGGTAATTCAGATACTTTGTCTGCTATATCGCTATCTGGATTGCTGTCTATAACTGTCACCGAATAACGATTTGAAGACAAATAAACCCTGTCATCGGCGTGCCTCTTATCTTTTCCATTAAGGGCATACACAATGGCAGGGTATTTCATACTAACAGATGCTGGCGGTTGAAAATAAGCTCGGCACTCTTTCCCTCTCTCCGGGCAAGCTAATATACCGCAAAGAATACTATGCAGTTTAAGTCGTCTGCTCATTATAAACACCTCCAACTGTCAGAATTAATCGTGGATACTGAACTTCTACGCTCGTAATTTTCCACTTAGCTCCCATAAATACGATATATCGCATATTCTGGAAATTCTCATAAGCAAACGGGTCAGCAATAATACTAAACTCATTTGAAATATTAAGGTTATCATTAAGTGATGTTCCAGTTTCGTGCTGAGCCTTACTCCTATTAACATCACCATAATGATTATGCTCTACAATATGGTCTGTCCATACACCGGGAGCTGTTTCTTCTGATACGGAATAACCAATTGCTCCAAAAAATTTACTCATTTTGAAATTTCCTTTCTAAGATTTATCTTAGCCTGCTAAGTCGCCAGTCTGCTGACCCTTAGTATCTGTGACATCTTCCTCAATAGCAATTGCTGAGTAGACTCTTGTAAGAGCTCCAGAGCAGCGTGTCTCAAGAAGTGATTTCTCCTGGTTGAAGTCGATATCGAACTGAGTGAAGTGTGTGATTTCTCCACCCTTTGTTGCTCCGAGAGAATAATCCTGAAGATTTACGACAAGAGCGATAAGCTTCTTTGTCTTTCCATCTGAAGTCTTTCTTGTCTTGTTAGCGAACTGCTCGGCTGTATTGATGCTGCCAACATTTAACGCTGTAGCAAGCTCAGCCTTAGAAGAGTAGATTCTTCTACCGTTCAAATCTCTTGCAAGAAGCATTACATTTGCCATATGCGGTGTGCAGTATAAGTCTGGTGTACCAGTTCCCTTATAGTTCTCTCTTGCATAGAGTAATGTCTGTACCATTGCTTCAGCGTACACATAGTTATCACCGAAGTTTGCGCCTGTATTTGTTCCCTGAAGCTCAGCCTTCATAGTTGTAATATCGAGATCGGTATGAATTGTGTAAAGGTCGTCATCAAGCCAGATTGGTCTGATATGCTCTGGGAAGATTTTATCCTCTGCACCATCATCACGACCGTCACCAATCATAATTGCCTTAGCAAGCTCCTCGTTAAGGTTCATACGATCAATGCTGTACAGATATGCAACATAATCGAAATCAGTGATGTCAACAATGTCATCTCTGTTAAGTGCATTCCTTACATAAATAGTCTGTGGGTCTGTTGTTCTTCTTACAAGATTGAAGTTTCCTGCTAACTTCTTCTGCTTTCCTTTCTGGTAGCCATGAGCTTTAAGAGTGTCAATATTTCTGATATCAGCCTGTGTTGTTCTGATTCTTGACATAGGTGACTTATGTATCTTAGAAATAACAGTGCTAATCCAACCCTGATCATTAGTAATAAGCTCCGGTGCACCAGGTCTTACCTCTGCATACTCTGGGAAAAGCTTAGAAAGGTCTCCTGTTGCAACACCACTGCTAGTTGCATCATGCTGAAGTGCATTCTCCTCTGCATACATCTGTAATGCATTCTTAAAAGTACCAACTGTTCTCATCTTTGCTGTCTCAATTATAGCTACCTGGTCAGCATGAGAAAGTGTGTTATCCTGTGCCTGTGCACTGTTCTCAAATACGTTATGTTTCATCGCCATTTTATCATTTCCTCCTTCATTATCATCTGAGTTATCATTGTTTTCATTGTTTTCATTATCTTCCATAATTGTCCCGATAACGGCATATACAGCAGTCTTCTGCTTTTCTGTAAGTGAGTCAAAGACATCTTCTACAGTCTCATCATCTTCGGACTTTTCTTTTTTCTTATCTTCTGGATCCTTAGTTTTCTCTTCGTCATCTGGTTTGTCATCAGAGTGCATAAATACTGTTACGCCCTCATCATAACAAGCGATAATCCCAGAACCATCTTCTCCATGAGCAATTACATCATCAATAAAAGCTCCAGGATTAGCTCCAGCAAGTACAAGACTAACCTCTCTGATTAATCCATGAATTACATCTGAACCTTTCTGCATTAACTGGTTTGCAAAGATTGAAAGTGACTTTACATCGCCATGCTGTACCAGCTCTTTTGCTGTCCTGCCATTATCCGTGTCATTAAATTCGCAATACGCATACACACCATCTTTACGATTTTCAAGATGTGCTAATCCAAGTACATCGTTTACATCATCGTGATTGTGATTCCATACTAATGGCACGGTCTGTCCATTCTGTGCTTTAAAAGCATCTTTTTTAATTACACGACCATCACTGCAAGTAAGGTCATTTCGTGTGGCATAGCCACCAAAATCATACTTCATTTTGAATTTCTCCTCCTATATCTTGATTTTCATCATCAGTCTGAGTTGCGATTCCAGAATCAGATTGTGATATGTTACTATTTCTCAATTCATCCGCCTTAGGGTCATCAGATGGTTTCCATCCAATTACCTGACGCATTTCATTTGATGATGCTACTTCATTTCTTGTAAACTTGTCTGTTATCTCAGCAATTTCACTGATTGGTACAAGTTTAAATGGGTCTCTAAAGAACTTGATCGATTTGTTCTTTGTACGGGCGGTCTTTGTAAGGAACTTGCGTTTCATTTCATCAACAATCGCTGACAAAATTGGTTCTATTGTCCTATTGTAGTAATTAAGCATTGTCTTCTCGTCAGCTGTTCCATCTAATATGCTCTGAGTGATACCTAACTGGCTATATAGCATACTCGTCAAATATTCAATCTGCTTCATCAGATTATTCTCAACCGAACGATTTAACTGTGTAACATGCTCCGTTCCATCAATATACGCAATTCCATACTTTGAGCCGGATAACTGTTCTTCTATATCTTTCCTTCGAAGTTCAGCCTGCTTTCTTCTTGCATCTGATTTGATAACATATGGTAGCTGGATAATTAAATCCAATTTTCCGGAACTGCTCTGTTCATCAACAGCATCCAAAAGATTCAACTTTCGAACCAATCTCTGCATTGTAGAATTCGGTTCATTAATAACGGCATAAAGCGGGTTTTCAATAATTGCTACGTTTCTCTTTGGCATAGTAATTGTCTGCCTTACACCTGTCTGTTCGTTATATACCTCCAACTTTACATGCTGTGGATACCAGTCAACCACTTTTCCTACTCGCATTGACGTTATATCAAATCCGTTAGATATATCTGGGTCAATTGTAGTGTCAACAGGTACTATCGCTACAACACCTTCATCCATCATTGACATAACTACATCCTGTATGAATGCTCTTCCTGTCTGGTCAAGATTTGCCTCTAATGATAAGCAATCATTAAGTCCAGATTTTATAACATTTAAAAACCGCCCTTCATCATCCAACTGAACATGCTGAATGTTAATGGCGGCTACATCTAAAGCTATTCGATTGTAAACAGAGGTCACGATAGAACGCTCATTTCCTCTTGTGAGCCTAAATCTGTCTGGTCGATATGCATATCCACCACCTATACCATACTGATAATTGGCAGTGGGGGCTCGATTCAGAAATGCATTCCAGGCGTGTTTCAGTCTGGAGCCAACTGTTAATTCCATTTTGAATTTTTCCTTTCTTTTTTTATTTTAGTGATGTGCATAATAAGCTCTGAGTTTAGAATTTTCGGACTTATTTTTAGCATATAAACATGCATTAACTAATGTTCCACCAGCTGCTATTGTTGCTGTACTAATATTAGCCATTTTAACATTTCCATATTGTCGTATTCCATAATTAACTATAGATGCACCTGCAACTATACCAGTTTCTATCATTTGCATTTTTCTCTCATTATCAGTTATTGTTTTCCCTTTTGCATATAATGCTTTTCCTTGATCAGCTTTCTTATCATACTTTATTTTTTTATACGCTTTATTGAGATTTTTCTTAGCTTTATGAAGTTCTGCTCGCGTCGATTGTTTCGCTTTTCTTTTAGCTTTAACACTATCATAGTTACTCTTAGCTTCATCGTACTTCTTTACCCCTTTACGAGTATATGAACCATCGTAATTACGATAACGCCTAACGCCCCATTTCATACCAAGAACACCATAATGCATTAATTCATCACTGTTTTTTTGATTTTTCATTTGATCACCCCCAGTTAAAACATTCAACTCAATTTTTCATACTCCTCTGCAAAAACTTTATTCCAAAGTCTTTCGTAATCTTCCATATATTTTTTACCATCAGCCGAAGATATGTCGCTTATATCTTTTCCTTCATATTTTTTATTAAACTGTTCAATTAAACCATTATTCATCCTAGCTGCTGCATTGTTATAAGCATTTACATACATCTTTCTCTCTTTTTTCTTAGAAACTTTACGATCTGCTTTTTTAGGATTTGGCGACTCGCTGTTTATTTGCCTATTATTGCGAATACTCCATCCCGTGTTCATAACATTTACAACAGTTGCACCAGCAGCGGCTAACCTTGTGATGGCAGTTGTTGTAATTACATCAGCTCCCATATACCCAAGAACATGTGACGTTACATTTCTTCCTACTAATATAGCTGCTTCAGTACCTGCCGATTTTAATAAAATTTCACCTGTATTTTTTCCATACTTTTTCTTTCCTTCAGGTGTTAAAGAACCATCTTTGTTCTGATAACGGCGAACACCCCATCTCATACC